CTCCTGGGCGGTATCGAATCTCTTCCTCGCCAGCGCAAGGAACTCTTCACGGTCAGCCATTTACTTCGAAAGAATCCTATTCGCCTTGGAACGGATTTTGGCAGCCGAAGATGGGCTCAACTTGCCGGCCTTCACCATCTGCGTTGCCCGCGCCTTCGCGTTGGCTGCATGGGCACGATCCGGCATGGGATAACGGCGGCTACCCGGCAGACCGAATGTCTTACTTGGCAGGTCATTACGCTCTGATGTATTCAACTTTGCCATATCTCTCCCTTTATGCCATCCATCCATCAGACCCTTGATAAACATGCTGATACTCGCCACGGGCCGCAGGCTTACCGCTGTCCGCATCTTGTATTCCCATCGCGGCCGTCCGCAGCGCATCAGACGGATGCGATGCCCAATCGTGCAGTGGTTCGCGCGTTGGCGTCTTGTGATCTGGCGTGCTCAGAACCTTGATCTCGCCATAGCGATAATGCCTGAGCGCCTGTATGCCATCGCTGCACTTGTCGATGTCGAACCAGCACAACGGCATCATGCGACGTACCGCTTCAATACCAACATGCACAAGATTCTGCGGTACCACACGCACACTGCGGCCCAGACCGCGCATTACAGCTTCTACGCTCTTGCCTGTTGCCAGTCTGCCGGTGCTCGCCGCATCCCAAGGCAGGTAATCTGTTCCCCAAACGTAAGGCTTAGCCTGCAGCTCGCGCACGAACGACGTTACATCCCGATTGTTACCTTCGAGGTAATCGATAAACCGCCACTCGAATGGCGCCGACTGGAACATCCAGATGCTGACAAGATCGCCCCAACCAAGATCCCAGGCTGTATGCACTGGTTTCGATGGGTCATACGGAACCCTGCATATGCGACCTTCAGTATCAGCATTCCGCAGTTCAGCAGAGTAGATACCACCCGTCACCGCGCGCCGCGGCTGGCCAAGCCAAATATGCGCATATTCATCAGGATCTGCAACCTCTAACTGCTCACGCTCCGCACGCAGAACCTCAGACGCCCAAGGGTTGTCCGAAAAGTTCATGGTGATGTCCAGGCAGTCCGGAGGCGGCGACTTTACGAACCTGCGCCAAGTGTCGTCCGTCTCAAGCTCGGGATTCCACGTCAGCCAAATCTCTGATCCGGGCCGACGCACCGTAGGAATCGATTTATCCCATGAATCCTTCGATACCGACTGCGCTTCCTCTACCCAGAGCCTCGTTGCACCTTCCAGAGACTTGATTGCGTCCGGATTGTGCCGCAGACCCTTGAAAACAAACTCTGTACCGGTCCACTTATGCCGAATGCGAGCTTTCTCTATGTCCCACTGATCCTGCATACCTAGATCAGCAATGCGATTGCTCAGCAAGCGATGGCATGAGTCAGCGATGCTGTTCATATTCTCGCGAGCGCAAACAATGAACTCTTGCTGATGTGCTCCGATCTCAAGCAGCGCAGTCGCTACGGACCAGCTCTTCGCGCCATCACGACCACCACGTATGCTCTTGAAACGATGCGGCTCAAACAGTGGCTTCAGTTTGGCCGGGAACTGTACGTTCACTAGCCCAGGATGCACCACTCGCAGACGCCAGGACCGCCGCACATAGCCTTGTCGCCATTTACGGCAGTAAGAACATGCGGGCCGCATCCTGAAGACTGTTGCGACTCCCAGCGATTCAGATACATGCTCTGAAACTCAGGAGATGACACAGGAGGAGACTGCCGCAAGAATTCGGACCTCATCCAAGAATCGTTCTCTTCATACGCTCTCAGCCACATATAAGCGCTCACTTTCCGGGCTCCACGAAGATGATGCGATGCTCAGACTGGATCGGTCCACCATCAGCACCGGTTACTTCCTGCTGCACCTTGTCGCCATACTTCTTCGGTGCAAGCTTTGACGCCCGCCATTGATATGCGGAGATCTTCACCTTTGTGGACTGGTAGTTGCTCTCATCGCACGCTTTCGCGGCATCAAGCACCATGTCGTCCATAACTTCCGCTTGCAGTTCTCTCGCGCGCGCGCACTTGGCACCAAAGTCAATGGACTCGTCCGCCATCCATCTCAGCATCGTGGACCGGCTTGGCATTCCTTCCGTATCCGCGATCTGGCGCATCGACTTTCCGTCCATCAGAGCATCGAGTATCTTCTGCTCGAGCTCCTCGGTAAGCCGAATCATTTGTGGCCGGCTTTGATACCGGCATGAGGGTAGCACGTCACTAAATATTTCTCCAAGCTCCAAATAGATCGGGTCGCAAATTCGCGCAGTAGCGAAGCTTTGCTTTCACTTCTTCGCTTACATGTCCATCGCGAAGTAGCTTTCCCATCTTCTGCTTCAATGCCCAGATACGCTTACGTACAGGATCAGAATGCAAAGACTTCGAATTGGCGCGACCGTTGATAGCTCTTTGCTCGACGCTGCAATAAGGCTCGTCTCCACCATTTGCAACATTGAGAAGTCGGTATCCCCATGCGCGATACTGGCTGATTACCTGTGACTCGAGATCTCTCCAATCGCCGATAGATTCCGCTAGCACGATCACGGACGGAGCCACAGAAAGAGACGCTATCCACCGATACAGAGGGTAGTGGTTGCGCCTGTTTTCACGTAGATGAGAAGCGAACCGCTTAGCCGCGTCATTTGCTTTTCCGATATAACGAACCTCTCCGCTTACCGGATGACAGATTGCGTAGATTTGAACGGGCTTCATTTTTCAGTTTCTTTTCGCACCATCTGAGCGCATCGAGCGCAATAGCGTAGAGGGTTCAATAGGTATATCCGGAATAGCGGCGCTTCCAAGCAGCTTCGTCCGGATTGAGCTTTGCAAATCTACGCATCTTGCGGTTGAGTGAGCGCTTGTGCCACGCACGGCCCTTTTTCCCCGAATGCATGCCATCGATCTGCTCAACCTTCGGGTATCTCATGCTCTCGCCTCTCTCGCGAACTTGTGCGCCTTCCAAACAAGGTCATTGCCCGCATAATGCTGCTTCTCATTCCGCTTGGCCGGCTCGTAGATGATTCCCGGAATCTCGTGGTACGGCAGCGGTTCCGATCTCAATAGCGCACGCTCATTGCGGAGATTGACCGCCTCGGCCAGCGTGAGATCGCGGATGGTCTTGCCCTCTTCCACCCACCCGAATGCGCAGTTTTCGATGCCTTTGAGAGCCTGGCCAATCTTAAACCAGCATTGGCGCGTCACGTTGAACACGCTTGAACTTGATGCCACAAGAGACTCCTAGGGCTGGGGCTGTAACAGTTGGGCCGGACGGATGCAGTGTCCGGAGTCTGCGTCGCCGCAAGGGCTACAACCGCATCATGGCGTGCGTGCCGGGCGATGGCAAGGGGAAATGGATGCAGGTGTAATCAGTTGATGTCGTTCACACTTCTTTGATGCGTATTCCGAAGCGAAACAGGAGCATTTTGCGCTTCAGGATGTAGGCAGGTAGCTTGCGCGTGTACTCGGATTTAACATCCTCGACCACGCGATTACCATCGGCATCCAGATAAACGAAATCGGCGACATACCGTACCGCGCGCTCGCCATCTTGCTTGGGTAAGATCTCGAATGAAACCTGCTCCTGCAGATTGCTAATCTTACCCATGCGCTGAAGGAGGGAGAGCTCCTGGGCCCGCTTAGCCTCCTTGGTTGAGGCATATCCGGCAAGGTTGCGGTTGAAGTACTTGCTTCGTATCACAGTCCCGCCTTCTGGATGTCGGCTTTCCACCGCCGGAAGCAATCACACCGTTGAGCATAGTTTCCATTCGGTCCCTGCACCACGATCCAGCCATCGGAATTGCAGGCGGCACACTTCTTCCAAATGGCTTGCTTCATCTCCACGCGCTCTTGCTTGATCTCTTTGCACAGACGGTCAAGATCGGCCGGCGACGGCAGGAACTGCTCACGCTTGCAGTGGCGGAACAGTGCCTCGCGGAAAGTTCCCTCGCCGTATTCATCCAGCAGTTCGATCCAATAGCCCGCCCAGACCGTCTCCGTCGCTGCTGTCACTTCCTGATTGGGATATGCCGACTTTACCTCGGCCAAAAGGACGGTAACCAGCTTTGATTGCTTCTCCTGCAAGCGCGATAGCTTCAAAGCTTCGCTGCTGTCTTCCCAGGGCGCCACCTCCATTGACAGGCGTTCCAGGTTGCCCATTGCTTCCTCCTCGCTGCCATGCAGCGTCATCGTCTAGGTATCTCTCTTTGTTGAACCAACTCGCAGGGTGCGGAGTGAATTCTCCAGCTTGACCTGCTGGGGATGCTCTAAAGTCGCCAACTCTTCGGAGTAGGAACTGGAGAGCTTCTGGTCGCTGCATTGGTGGCCTGTCTTTACCCTGAGCCAGGGACTTCACAGCGCGGCGTATCGCCCTATAGGCGTCTACCTTGCCAACCTTGCGAGGGTATGCCTGATAGATCACATCGCACTCATCGTCGGTGGGCTCGATCGCTCTAGCCGACGAAGGCGGCGGGGGTATGTTTTTTACATCTACGTCTACATCTGCATGTGTATATACATGGGTGGAAACGGTGGACACGACGGTGGACAGTGTGGACTGTCCAACTTTGTCTTGGACATCATCACCTAAGTCGTTGACTTTACGTGCGCGGTAGTTTTTTTTGTACTCGCGAAAATAATCGCGGCGAGCCTCTTCGTTGCGCATCGCGTTGTACTGCTTGTAATTGACGATGCGCCATCCCCAGTCGCGATGCTCATCTAGGAGTACTAACCGGCGGCCTTCTTCCTCCGGCGTCCTGCTCGCCTTATCGGGTTCGGAAAGCTTCACGATAGCTTTTTCGATGATCCGCAGGGGAACGTTGGTACGCCTGGCGATAGCGGCGGCCGTCATGTCTATCTGGCCCTCTCTGTCTGCGAGAACGAGCAGGTCCATGAAGATATGGCGAACCATATAGTCTTCACTGATTGAAGAATCGAAGATCTGCTCAAATACTTTGGAGTACATTACTACGCCTTTCGGGATACGAAACTTGCAAATGCTTCAGGTGGAAAGAACACAACGTGAAATGGAACCTCAAGGGCGATACATATACGTTCCAGGCTGTCGATCGTAGGAATGCGGAATCCGCGCTCTACTCCAGATACCCAAGTACGATGAGCACCGATCTTTTTACCTAGTCGCCCTTGCGATAGGTGTCGATAGTTCCTTAGGGCTCGCATTCTCTCAGGAATCATGGCGGAGAATCGCATAGGCACCTCTTCCTTTACTTCCGCCGCCGCATCCCCGCAAGCGCCACTAACCGGCGGCAGTAGCGAAGCGTGGCAGCGCCTACAGTCGCCATTGGCGGTCATGAACTGGTATAGCCTGCATCGTGCGCAGCGGATCTCGGGGCGGCTCATGCGGTCACCTCCATGGCTTCGAGTGCTTTGCGGATCTCGCGTGCGATCGTATACGCCACCTGCGGAGCGACCGCGTTGCCTAACGCTCTAAGTCGGTCCATCCTGTGGGGAATCCCATCAGCTCTTCCACAAATTTGGGGTGAGGGGTTCCTCCTATCTGGTCTGGAAGAGTAGGAGTTTTGTCGCCCTTCTTGCGCTCTCTCCAACTCTTCGCAGACATTCCTTTCCAATCCCGCGCCGTGGGCGTCCGGAAGTGCGGCGAGCAGGAACAATCGTTCACGACGGTGATCGAGACCAGAGCAACACGCTCGCCGGCGGATGGGCAGAACTCCATAACCGCGCTCCTCAAGCTCATCGCGGAATCTATGCCATGGCCACGGAGCATCCTTGCGGACGACTGAAGGGTTCTCTCTGAGCACCACGCGAGGGCGCAATGCGTCAATAATGCGGAGGAAATCAGCCGCAGGGCTCTCTGTTCCCGCTCCGTGTCGCCAGGCATTACTATTTCTCTGGCAGGGATCTCCTCCTGCAACAACATCAACTGATTCGAGGTTGTGAGCGCCGGCATCGCGGATGTCACCAATTCGTTTTGCATGTGGGAAATTCTTCTCCAGAACGTTGATGCAGAATGGATTGTTCTCTACCTGCCAAACTGTCTTGAAACCAGCCCGCTCGAAACCTAGATCGATGCCGGCGATTCCCGTGAAAAGCGAGCCCAATGTATAACTCATGCCATCACCCATCCCTTCCCGCAGTCGCAGCAGCGGACGTGCGTAAGGTCATGCGCTGTTGTGTTGGCGGAGTGGCAGTGCGGACAGCGCACGGGCGCCAGGAGGCAGTAGAGGCCGAATGCGATGGCGCATAGGCAGGGTGCGAGCGCGATCATTTGAGACCATCCTGTAAATTGCGCTCCATCAGATCCATAATCTCCAGAACTACTTTCGGCGGCGTACCAACCTCCAGCAATTCCTTTACCTTGTGAACGATGTGATATGAACGCATAAGGCTCTCATGGACTCCCCTGCATCCCTCTTTGAGATACTGCGTCATCTCGTCGGCGGTAACCGAGCACGGCATTTTGCTTATCTCTACAATGTCCTTGCCTTTCACTGCTCGCCCTCCAGTTCGCGCTGGGCCTGCTGCTTCGCTTCACTTACTAGACGCGCAATATGCACTGATTCATCGACGGAGGTTCCTGGCCATTGCACAACCTGAGCCTTGATCGCGATCTCCAGCGCCCTATGCTGCACGCGGACCCGCTCTCGCGCCTCGCGGAGGTCTGAGATGAGGGAGAGGATGGTTTGGCGACAGCAATGAAACGCCTTCTCCTCCAGCGCCTTCAGTTCGTCTTCGGTTAGGCTAGACATGACGGTCTCCTTCGCGAAATTCCTTCAAGTGCCGCTTCAAGCGGAACTCTAAGAAATCAATATCGCCCTCGCTCTGCGAGATCACGAAAAGCGTATGTTCGATTCCCTTGATATAGCCGACTGATTCGGCATCCAATTTCGAATTGTCTTCGGTGGTGTGCGGCATTAGCGGGACTCCTCAACTATTTCTGTAGTTATCGTGCGCGTTTCCGACAGCCCCAAATGCTCACGATATTTGGCCAGAAGACCTTCGACGCGATCCTCGCTGAACTCCACGCCCGCCCACGCTTCGAGGACGTGCATAATCTCGTGCATCAAGGTTTCAGCGATCACATAGGGAAGTTCTGACTTCTCTATCGCGCCAGCTTCAACAATGCATAGAAGGGACCCAATATTTAGAGCGATGTGCGCCTTCCCATTGGCGACTGCGCCGTCATCTGCAAAGCATGCGAAACCAGGCATCCAATCCTCTTGGAATACCTCGATTGATATGCGATCCGTCACCGTCCCACCTCCTTCAGCCGCTCGCAGATTTGGTCCGAGCCTCGATCCGGTAACGCACCACCATTTCGCTGCGCATATGCCAATACCGCTTCCGACGCCGAACAGTCTCCATGGCCTTCGCCAGAGTGCACGGAGTACCACGCCTT